AGAGGGTTAGAGCCTCCTGTGCTAACCATTACACCATAGGGCAATATTAAGCGGGAGAGGAAAGATTCGAACTTTCAAACCCAAGAGCTTTGTTAACGACGACTTTAGGGCGCTTCCGTCAATCTACTGCCGTATACCATTCCGCCACTCTCCCGTGCCGGGGAATATTTGTTGTCCGTCCCCGTCGGACCTTTTGGTTTAGAACCAAGATTTAATTCTTTGCCACAATGAAGGCTTTTTCGCCTTCATTATAGCTTCGTGTGCTTCATTAATTTCTTCCCAAAATTTTTCTGCACCTTGTGTTGCATCAATCGAAATAATCATTCTTTTCATATTTAGTCTAAATTTATAACACTTATAACGTGTTGTTTATTTTATGTTGTTCTTTACTGTATTATCCTGCCAACTCATAAGGATTAACCTTGGCGTCTCCTTTTACTTTACCCATAGTTAATTCCTCAGCTTGAACCATAGATTTTAATGCTTCTATACTCTTAATAGTATTTGCTGTAGAACCCATTCCAGCTAGTAGATCTTTGATCTTCTTCTCATCCAAACAATCATCTAATGACTCTTCATACCACTTAGTAACTGAGTCTAATTTGTTCATTTGAGCGTCTAGCATCTTTAGTATTCTAGTATTCTGCCAATCTATATACTCCTGTTCAGCTACCTTTTCTTCCTCAGTAAGTTCATAGTTTGGATCTTCAAATACTTGTTCTTTGAGCCTTATTTCTCTAGTATGAGCATCCATACTCTTCTTATATGGGCTACTCCACTTATGCATAAGTACTATATAAGTAATAACAAGCTCTTGATGAACTTTGTCTTCCGAAGTATCATGTTCGTATAGTCTTTTGAATGCTGGTATGAAATACAGATCTGGGTGTATTACAACCTTACCTCCTACTATATCAACGAGATTCATTTGACTTATACTTATTTAATTCAAATTCGTACCATTCTCCTAAGTCGTGTATGGCTGCCGGATCTGATATTACAATGGCCTTTACAACATTCTTACCATTATTCCAGCATACACAAACAAGAGCGAATTCTCCTTTTTTAATGTCTATTACTTCATCTGAAGTAATTACTTGCCCGTCTGTTTCAGCTTTGTATATATGGCAATCAATGTTAGCCAACATTGGAGTAATAGCATTTAGATCAGTGTTAAAACTAATAGCTTCTCCATATCTATTTACTAGTATCTTTTCCATTATGCTGCTTCTACAGGTTCACAATCGCAACAACATTTCTCCTCTGTTGTCACTTTTCTTGCTTTTCTATCAGCTTCCAGTCTCTCAATTCTTCTACGATAATAGTCCTTCAATTCTGGATTATCTATCACTATGAACTCTTTATCGTCATAGTCACCAGTAGTACTGTACATCTTAAGTAGCAGATCATACTGTTTTACTTCAATAGATTTCTTATTACCGTTCTTATCAGTTATCTCTAAGATACCATCTTCTGGTATAATATAACGATAGTCAATATCACTGAAGTAACCAACAGACTCGAATTCTTCTTTCTCAAAATCTACTTTGTAGATTTTAGCATTATTTACTTTTGCACAATATTTTACCATAATCAATCAATTCTATAACCTAAATACTTCTCTTTATTTAATCTCTGTACTATCTCCATTGCTCTCCTCATCGGTACATTCGGATTCGAGTAACTCTTCATTGTCTGATACTTCTGTATTATCTACTGAAAGTTCTGTATCTCCTGCTCCAGACTTTCCTTCTTTATGTTCTGCTTCATACTTCTCAGTTAAACGTTTACATATGATATCAATCTCAGTAGCTCTATCTTTCTGTCCATTTCCTGATTTCCCTTCTTCTACCATTAGAGTAGTAAGTTCATCAATCATATCATTAGTAAAGTCTTCATAAGTAACAATACCTTCATTAATTACAGTATCAAGTATGCTGTACATCTTTTTCATATCCTTGGAAGCCAACTCAATATTCTTATTGAAGTTTTCCATTTCAAGCTTCCACATCATCAGACTCTCTTCGTGTGTCATATTCTCTTTTTATATTTACTAGTGTTTTACTTATGCATCCTGCTACCCAACCTACCAAGTATGCGTATTGTTCATTATGATTTGCAAATGACTGTGTATACATTCCTAATTCGTCAAATATATAATCAGCTACATGTACTGCTTCGTGGGCTTCTCCACCTGCTTCTATACTGCTATCCATTATTATTACTAAGGCTCCGTATTCACCAGTTGCTTTATGTGTTACAGGACAAGTAAGCCATCCATCTTTAGTAGTGTTATATTCTTCTACAAGTTCATCATAAGCTGATGCACATTCCTCTTTAGTATTATCTAACTTATTAAACTTAAAAATCTTGTTTAACCCAATTACATCTCCTGTTACCCATAATTTACGAGGGTATATTATTGGGTCGTATCTATCTACTCTTGGCGTCTTCTTCATGTCTTCTCTTTACTTTAAACTTACCTAAGTAAGCCATCATAACTGGTTTGGGATCAAGTTCTGTTATTGCTTTATTAGCAAACTTGAAAGGACTATTGCATATTACTTCTACTACTTGATATGGTATGTTATACTTATTACTGAGTTTAGTATATATACTCGTCTAGTTTCTCATTCCATTCTACTCTCTTATAGTACTTACACTTATCAATACTATTAGTAGCAAGTAGTGTGTTAGGTCGTACTATATTAATTATAGTAACTACTTCATCCCATTCCTTTGAAGAACCTAATCCAAAAGTAATAGTCATAAGTTTGTTACTCTCTAATTTGTTATACTTTCTGATCGGTTCGTAAACTACTACATTCTCAAGTTTATCAGTAGTAAGTAATTCTGTCTTTTGTCCTACTATAGTAAAACGGTTAAATGGCAGCGTTTTTCTTCTTACTTTACTCCATAACTTACGAATAGGATTATATTCCTTCCATAGTATAATTGAACCTGCATCAAGCATCAACGATCTCATCTTCATCTTTCTTTACTTTTAGAATCACTGTGATTTGTACTCTATCACCTATTATTTCAGGAATTAGAGCCTTATTCACAAACACTTCATCCTCGGCCTTCCCTTTCATCAGTATCCCCTAAGATTTAAACTTAGATATGTATCTACTTAAGTTATCTGGAGTAATACCCAGAGTACGTTTAATATACTTTCTATTCTCAGTAGATATCACATTCTTGTGGATATTGGGGAGTTTTGGAGTGTTAACATCTAAGTCAATGAAAGTTGCTAACAACTCCAATTCTCTACCTGTTAGATCAAGTATGCCATTAAGGCTTTTTAAGAATTCCTTTAACAAATCGGTTTTAGATACACTCTTAACCAATTTATTCATTTGTCAATTCTTCTCTAACTTTATTTAATACTTTAGTAAGATTGAAGTATACTGTTTCAGCTTCTACTTTAACGCACGGTTGAACTTTACCTTCTTTATACTTCTGCATTACTTCTTTGTAATCATCTTCGTATTGATTAAGTAAAGAGTCAATGAATTTAACTGTAGCACTGATCTTATCAATATTAGGTTTAACCTTTGTCAATAGACCTTCTTCATACAGATCTTCAGCAGTATTTGCATCAATCATAGCAGATCTGAAGCCGTTATCTTCTTTTACATCCATAGTAAAAGCATTAAGATCCTCATCCCAAGTAAGTACATCATTTGCTTTGAAAAAGCCAAAATCTTTCTTAAATGTATATTCCATATTATTTCTTATTTTTATCACTGAGTCCCCATACGGCAAGCCATATCATGGAAAAGCAGAGACCCACTACTATTAATTTTTCCATATGCCTATAAAACGTTAGTTGTGAATAATTGTTAATAGCTTTTAACATTTGTTAACAATTAATTAACATATAAAAAGAAAGTCCGACCTAAGTCGAGCCTTCTCCATTATGAAAAATTTAATTAGATTGTTATATTACTTAACGGCAATAATGTCATAAGGTTTCACCAATTGCGTATCTTTTAGTAGATCAAAATACATTGCAAACTTCTTATTATAAGCAACTGTATCACCAACCTTAAATTTGACATCTGTTAAGTGTGAAGGAATCTGTAACACAATACCTGTAGCCCAATCAGATTCTACTTCCTTGGTTTCAGTCTTAGTATCATACTCATTGAAACCATCTTCATCTACTTTACCATTAGGTACTTGTTCTGTAAACTCCTTAGTAACCATAATTGCAGGCAGTGGTTTAACCAACACATCCTTCAATACTTCCCACTTAATGCCATTAACTACTGTTTCTAGTACTTTATCTTCCATATTCTTTTTTACTTAGTTTCTAACTATAACGTATTATTTCTTATTTGGTTCTGCTTCTACTATAATATTTCCTCCATTTGAAGTACAATATGTTACAGCTCTTTGTGGGCATTGTTTACCCATAAAGCAACAACCATCACAAGTACCTAGAGGAGAACTCTCTATATGGTATCTGTTACCTTGAATTTCTACTACTTCTCTATTCTTGATTATCTCTGCTAATTCTGGATCGTATAGTGTCATACCTAATTGTGTATTAATGTTATATAAGTAATTTCTAGCTTCTTCTACTTGTTTTCTAGTTACTTTTGTATTCATATGTGTTTATTAAAGTAAGGGTATAATAGTAGTTAAAACCAATACTCTTACTTTAGATTACAGTAAC